CCATTGCATTTTTGATAATATCTTTCAAAAGATTTTGTGCCATACCAACTTCGTGATCTTGTCCAGTTGGTTGATTATCTTCCTCATATCCACATTCATTACACATATCTCCTTCCATCATTGCTCCGCATTCGTTGCAAGTTGGATACTCTTGAGGTCTACCAACTGTGTATTTTTTCATACCAATTGCGTATTCATCTTGAGGAGCTATTTCATTAAGTAGTTTTTTTAGCTTTATCATTTTACCTTTTATATATTTTGACTTGTAAATTTCCTGTTCCTTTTATAACTCTATGCCAAGCATACTTTGGTATAAATATCGATTTATCTAATGATATCGGTAAATTATTATCCAATTGAACTTTCCAATTTGTCGGAAAAAGAGATTCAACTATTCTGTCTTCTTGATCTCTATGCCACATCAATTCTATTGGATCTATATTCTCATCGAACTCTCTAATCACAAAATCGCTATCATTATGTATGTCAATGTATGGTTTCATCTACGCCGCTGTTATTCCAAATTTTGGAAGAACTAATTTAACTATACCAGCAATCTCAACAGCTTTTACCGATCCTAACACTGCTTCTAGACTCGCCATTACTACTGAATGAGGGTTTAATATACCTTTAACTGCAGATACTAGAGCTACACCCAATACTATAGCATATATTACTTTAGCTATTAAGTGCAATTTTTCTTTATCAGTTTTACCATCTTTTGTTTGCCATTGATCTTGTAAAAATCCGGTTAGTTTTATTGCTTGTTCTATGATACCTACGTATAATCCCTCCCATTTTTTTCCGAATTTTTCAATTCCTTTTCCTGCTTCTGATTCGCTCTTACCAGTAAATTTTTTAGCTATGAACGAAACAGCTTTTCCTAACCACTCTATCAATTTAGGTGCGGCTAATAATCCACTTGCAACAAGACTTCCTACTGATTCATCTAATTGATCTTCTTTTTTAGGTTGAGGCGCTTTATAACCTTTTAAACCAGATAATCCTGATTTTAAACCAGATAATCCCGCGGATAATCCTTGATCTGCTGATTGTTGCTGTTGTTCTTCTTCTCGTAAATGATTTTCTAAAATGGTTTTTAACAATATCTTATTTGTCAACATTGGTGATAGTTTTTATTTTAGTGATAATTTTTTATGTATTCTGGATGTTTTAGTTCTAGTGTTTTAAGTATTATAGATTTTATAGATTTTAACGCTTTTGCGGAAGTTAGTATTTCCGAATCTTTTATCGAGTGTTTTTTTATCGTATCATCTAATCCTTTTATTAGATCGTTTAGACTATGCAATATTTCAGAAAAATCAGGATAGTACTCCACATCCCATTCTATTCTTCCTGTATTAGGATCAACTTTAGTTTGAGTTGTTTTAAACCCAGTACCAGAAACTTCTAATAGATCTTTTAATTTTGGATTCATATTTTTTTATTATAATGGTGTTACTGTTAATCCATTTGGCAATTCTTTTACTACAAGTATTGCGTCTTCAAATGCAAATAATAAAGTTTTGTATTTAGTTTTTTTAGAACCTATCGTATCACGTATATAAAATCTAAGAGCCGAGTTTAATAAACCTTTTAAATTATTAAAGTTATTTACATAGTCTATGAATCTGTAATATTCACTTTTAGGTTCTTTTTTTCCATAATACATACTTCTAGATAAAGGAGTAAGTTCTAGTCTATCATTTACTTTGCCTTCCATCTTAACAATTCCATATTCTCCATTTATAAAAGATAGACCTTTTACGTTATACATGATCTTTCTAACCATTGGTGGTGGTGCTTCCATAGCGACAAAACCATCTATTCCATAAGTTTCAAAGATTGGTTTATTCTTTTTATTCAATTCTTCTGGCTGTATAGGAAGCATTATATCATTGATTATTATTCCAAAATATTTTGCAATGCTTGGCATGTAATGCATCCACATTCCTGCTGATCCTTCAAACAACATGCTATCGCTACCAAATGCTCGACCTTTGCTCTTAATGTTTTCGTATACCATAGTGTACATGAGTTTACCAACTCCGGTTCCTCTAGTTTCTAAAGCAACATTCGACCAATGCACTGTTTCTACTTCAACTCCAAATCCTTTTTTTAAATTATAAAATTCTCCTGTATTTAACTCTGTTTTGATTATACCTATGAAGTATTCTCCGATTATTTTAGCGTTAGGATTTGTTAAATAATAATTAATCTCTTTATATCTATTTTCTTTAGTTGATACTAATCTGTAACCATTAGATTCTCCTATAAAAGTAAATTTTTTCTCTATTTCTTTTTGAAATACTGGATCTGTTACAGGAATTTGTAACTCATCATAATCATCATCTCGATTCTTACCGAGAGCATGTTCAATACCATTCGTATAAATAGCATCAGATGATATGTCTTCAGCATTATTTGAAGATGCGTGGCCTCTTCCGAATGTAATTTCTTTTACTAAGTCTGTTAATTTTATCATGGTACTACCAGTATCCTGTGAAATTTGATTTGAGTCCTAATAATTTTGCGTATCTAGGCAATCTACAACTCCAATATTTTGGAGTAGTTTTGTCTTTTGCTTGAGCACATTTGTGTCTTGCTGCGAAAGATTTCCTTGCTGCTGGATTATTTATTTTGGCTGATAATCCCGTTGTATCTCCAAATGAAACTTTTTTAATTCCTCCTCCAGGTTTTCTAACATATACATAGAACTTTTTAGAACCTCCTCTTTTTGGTTTATTCAGCTCTGGTTGTTTCTTCTTTTTTGCTTTTACCTCTAAAAGAAATTCATGCGTAATTGGATAATCCAAAGGCACTCGTACGCCTTTATATATTCCCCACTTGCCAAGATCAGTATTATCAAAATACCACTTGTCTTCTTCTATTAATTCTATTTTACCCGCTTCGTATAGTCTCCTAGACTCTTCAAATAATTCTAGGTATTTTACCGATTGAGGTCTATATATATTTTCGTTTAAAGGAATATCATTACTGATGTGGTAAATTAAACCCTCAGAAAGTAAGAGTCTATTTACAGTTTCATCCAATTTTATTCTTGAACAACACTCCATTACTTTAGATTAATTAATTTATATTTTGTGTGTTCTATCAATTGGACGATCTCATCTATTTGGTTTTGAATATATGAGTCTTGAGTAATCTGTTGTCTACTAGTTTCTACAAATTTGCAAAGACCTTCAAAATACATAACGTGGTTTCCATCTTCTCTTAATGAGCTGGACATTTTATAACCTCTAACTATGCCGTAACGACCTTGAAAAGATTCTACTAGTGTATCAACAAGACCTACAATATCGTCGTAATATGTACCCAATGCTCTATGAGCTGCATCAGATCCAACGCCTTGAGCTTGCCAATGATAAATTTGAGATTGCGTTCTTGATTGTAGGAGAGTTCCTATTAATATTGCGAATTGTTCCATTATTTTTTATCTTTTTTTTCTGTTTCTATTGGTTTTTTAGACTTTTCTATCTTCTCTAGCTTAGTCATTAAGTCGTCTACTTTATGAGTAATTTGTGCGATGTGTTCTTTATGCTTAGATGCATTTTTCGGATCTTCTTTTGCTAAATCCATGTGCTCTTTTCTTTTCTTTTCTAGTGCATCTATAGCTTTTTTAAGTTTATCTGTAACGTCTCCTTTCTTTTCTTCTAAAGCCATTTCTTTCTGAGAATGAGCTTCGAATAAATCTTCTGCTACATCGTTTGCCATATCTTCATCTGCAAATACTGCGTGAATTTGATCTGGAACAAGTTGATGGCCGGCTCCAATACCCATCAATGGATCGATTGGCTTAACTAAAGATGTTAATTCACAACCTGTGTATGGTTTTTGAACAGCGTAAAGTTGGTTAATTGCCCCAGGTATTACTTCTTTTTGTTCTTTTATCATTTTCTTTGATGATTTATAATTCTCTGCGTGGATTTGAAGCGCTGATATATAGCTATTTAGATCGCCTTTTGTGCATCCGACTTTTTCTCCTCTTGATCCATCGGATTTTTTCTTATAAACGCATTTATTCTTACGGTCTATTGAATATGGCATATTAAAGTTTTTAATAAATATTTTATATTTTTATGTTTTTAAATTTTTCTATATTACTTTTTATTTCTTCATAAACTTTTGACTTATCTATCTTACTCCAAGATTCAACATCTCCATTTTCTGTAACGAAAGAATTATTTTCATTCACCCATGATTCAAGAGCTCTTTCAAAATCCTCAAGACTTGCATTTTTATTATTATTCATAATATTAGACGTATATTCTTGCCACTTTCCTTCTTGTTTTATTTTGGCTTCCATATCTACTACACAATCTAAACACATATTGTGAATTGCATACATTTTTTTATTAGCCTCATGAACTTTAAAAGGCTTTTTACAGTTTGGGCAAGCTATAGGAAGACTTCCCATGCTTTTAAATTTATCGAATTTTGTTATGGATTGCTTTATTCCATTTTTTATAGTCCATTTTTTCCCGTCTTGTTCCCAAATATCTCCTTCTTTGTGCTCTTCTTTATGGATTTCATATCCTGATTGGATTTGGGTGCGATCTCCTGCTTTACCAGTGATGATATTTCGCATTCTTTGAACTGTACTTTTTGAAAACTCTTTTTGTAAACTCATAAACCAAATTTTTGTAGTATTGTTATTGTTTTGTCTGCGCTTTTATGTGTGATACCTATGCCTCCAGAATCTTGCCATGGAGCTGTATTTCTATAAAAATCATCTATTAATATAGATCTCTTAGGATCGAAATCTGAAAGTACTTCGTGTTTTAATCCAGTTTGTGCGAACATTATATCTTGTGGTTTTGGATCTAAATTTTTCGATATCCACTGTAATTTTCCCGCTCTTGCATGAATAAATGAGCTAGGACTAGTTAATATTATAGGAGAATAATCAGATATATAATCCCAAAGTTGTTTTGCTCCTGGAAACCACGGCATTTCTGACCAGTATTTTATACCAATATCGTCTACGGCTTTTTTCATTAGTTGCGAACCTTTTTGATTAGCGTATTCTCTTGGTAATATTCCATAATAATGTTCAAATTGAGCATCAAAATCACAAAGAACACCGTCCATATCACAAAATATTGTAAATCTTGGAGATTTTGACATCTCTAAAATATTTACCAATTTTGATTCATATATTAGTTTATTTTTTTTGCCATATTTTCTCATAATCATGCCTGAAAAAGCGTTTGCTTCATTTTCTATCTCAGATCCATCTGCACCTGCACCAGGAAATAGTCTTCCTTCGATATTTTGTTTGTGATGAACTAATTCATGAGACGTTGTTCTAAGTATATCAGCTAAATTTCTTTTCCCTATGTATACAAATAGTGTATTTATAGCTGGTCTGTATTCACCAAAGCTTCTTCTAGAGACTACCCAATTGTGATCAGTTATTAGTTTTATACGCGGAAGCTCATCTATATTTAGAAACTCTTTACAATAAAGTAAAAAATCTTTTATGACATATGCTTTTTCTTGTATTGTCATTTTATTATCTTAGTTAATAGTCCAAAAACGTCTTTAGTTACACCTTGATTGTATGCAGAATCTGGTAAAAATGTGGCGAAATTTTCAAAGTCTCCACTTTTTAAAGCAGCTCGCATTTGCGTAGCACTTATTCTACCAAATTGATCTGGAATTATAATTTGTTTAACTTTGTCAGGAAATTTCTCTTGTAATTTTTTAAAATAGCCCAATTCTACCGCTTCTTCTTTCGCAGATCCTACATAAACTGTTTTTACTTCGGGATTTTGCATGATATACCTAAAAATGTCTTTTATAGGTGTGCCTTCTGTGGATTCTTTCACATCAATTTTTGCGTTAGGCTCAGCTTTTAAGTATTCCTCCCATATTTTTAAACTATCTTTGGATGTGATACCATATTTTTCAACATTACTAATTATCACATACACTTTATTTACATTAGGTTGTTGAGATAGAAATTTAGCGGCTTCAAAATGGCCTTTGTGAGGTGGTTTGAATTTACCAGGATAGAAACATGGACCAGTTAATTCACTTACCTCTTTCAGAATTTCTTTAATTATCTCAAATCCTATTTGTGAATAATCACGCATTTGCAAATTTATTTAATTTCAATTTTATTTGTTCAGGAGTATCAAAATTTATATCTTTGATCATTTCCATTTGAGATTTAATAGTCTGATTCATAGTCTTTATTTTCTCAATAGAAGCTTGTTTTTCTTCTGGAGATTTTTCTTTACCCTTAACTTTAAATGGATCGAAAAATGTCTTCTTTATATTAGGATGAGACGGATCAAAATCAGGAAATTTGATATCGCTTTTTTCGTATGCTTTGTAGATTATCAAATCTTGTCCAAAAAGAGATTTATACTTCTCAATATTAGCAACTAGTGACGACCAACTTCTTAATATTATTGATGGCATTAATGTCCGACCCCCTTCTTCACCTCTTTTGATATTTCTGTGAAGAGATATGTCAGGGGTTACGAAAACTAACACCATCATTGTCTTATATCCAATTGATTCTAATTCTTTTTTCTTTTTAGCGACCTCATTGTATGAAGCTCCTGTTCCATCTACTATAATATCTTCTAATTCTCCTTTGGATTTAGTATATTTGTCTCTCTGTATTTTTTGAGCAGTAGCCATAGCTTTTGCAGCTGTAGAAAGTTGTTCAGGAGATGTATATTTTCTAAAATCTAAAGGTAAACCCGCTTTTTGGAGTAATGGTTCGTATTCATCGTCAATGTTTAGAATAGAAAAATCTCCTAATTTATCAATATACTGTCGTCTAAACGTAGATTTACCTGCTCCGGCTGATCCGGCCATAAAAATCGCCATCGGTTGAGCAAAACTCTCTCTTAAAAGTAAAGATTTTAGTGATATCATACATATAAATATTCAACTTATAACTTAATGCTGTTTGGCAACGTCAACATTTCAATTTCTTGATCAGGATGCATTATTTTATAGGTTTCATAGGTGTGGAGGAACATATTAAAGTAATCATCTATAGATTTATCGCCTTCTTTTAATTCCCATCCATTTCCTTGAATTCTTTTTCCTGTTTTATCAGCAGATCTTTTTGATGATTTTAACCATAAAACCCCAGTTCTGTCTACTTTTTGTCCATAGGTCTCTTCATATGCTTTCGTGTATGCTGACATTTGCAAAAAGTAGCTTGTGTGAATCGCTGTTGATGTTTTTATATCAATAATCCAATTTTCTCCATTGAGTTTTACGAAAAGATCGAGAGTTCCTGAGTATTTGTATGTGTCTGAGTACATAAATTGCTCAGAAAGGATTAATTCTGGCTTATGGGTTGTCCAGAAATCATAGAAAGATAGTATCATTTTCCACACATGTGTATTATAATTTACGTATCCATCTGATTCTATCCATCTCACTTCTTCTCCTTTCAATATTTTTTCAGCGGCGTTATGGACTTGATTTCCTTCATCTCCAGCTCTTCTCATTACGATATCGGCATTATGGCCAGTGTCTTTTAGCCAAGTTTCAAAAAAAGCTCCTTTTGGAAAGTATCCAAGAATCGTTGTTACGCTTGGATAAAATACTCCAGGAGATCTCTGGTAGTATCTTGCGTCAGGTAAAGTTATTTGTCTAAGATCAGGATCGGTTTCTACGATCATTTTTAAGCGTCTATCTTTGAAGATATTACTTGATTTTTGAATCATACTAATTGTATTTTTTTGATAAATAAATCTGAGAATGTTAACTGCTTGGCATCATGTAATAATTTTACCATTTCATTGAATCCCAGATCAGAAGGGTCTTTTCCTCCCAATTCTATTAAATAGACTTCTTTTCCCATGTTTATTAAATTTTCTGCATAGGTTAAAGCCTCTTTGAGTGCGTCGTTATCTAATGCTATGTATACGGTTTTGACTTCAGATTGAGCCAATCTTAACATTAGAGCTTTTGGTATTGTTTTTCCAAATAGAGGTATTGCGTTTCTTTTAATCGCTATTGCGTCAAATGATCCTTCGCAAAGAATAACTGGTATTTTCCAATTTATATAGTATTCAAAGCCTATTATTTCTGTTTTTGAGCAGCTTGGAGCATCATATTTTAGTCTTGCCTCTTTTTCAAATGATCTCGCTATGAAATAGTTTAGCGTGCCAGATTTATCGTATGACGGTATTACAATACGATTCCTATATCTTCCAGTCGAACAATATCCTATATTATATTTTTTTATATCATCTAAAGAAATAGATCTATTTTTAAGATATGCCATTGCATGTCTATAATCAATGGATGCATTTTTTTGTGTTTTACTTAGTGGTATATTACTTAGCGGTATAAACTCTTTCGGCAACTCTACTCTTTCGAATTCTGGTTTCTCTACCAACGTCTTATCATTGGAGAAATAGCTCTTCATCTCTTTCTGTTTGTCTAGTCCAATACCTAATTTTTTAAATAATGATACTGGAGACTTGCCTTTGGTTGGAGGATGGCATGTCCAACAATTATATTGACCAGTTTTTATATTCACAACCAATTTAGGTTTCTTGTGTTTACACACCGGGCAATTAAACATGTGATCGCTACCATTTTTATCAGGCTTAGATTTTCCAAGAACAGATTCCAATAATCCTAAAACATATTTACTATTATCCATAATACAAATATAACTATTATTATCGAATAAGATAAAATTTTTTCTATGTACCGTAAAAAATATTTTTTGTTATAAAAAAATAATGATAATATTTAGATGTTAAAGTGCAAAATTATGATCTGCGCCGTAGCTTGGTGAGATTCCATGAGCGAGAAGTAGAATAATTGGTATAGCACTACCAGGCGTAAGACAGATATATGCGTCAGGTATAAAAATAAATGAGACATCATAATCAATATCGAATATCACATACGTGACGGGGTAATTTCCGCAGGGCGATATAAATAAAATGTTGAGTTAAAATGGAGTCACCGAAAAAAAAGATAATACCCTGTTAAAAATAGTGGTGTAATATACTTATCAAATATGGAACAACAAGAAAATATCAACATCTTCAACGATGAACTTCTAAAAAAAATAGATGAAATAGAACTTAATCAAGAAGAATTAGATGCATTATATGCATATTTAAGTATGTTTGAAGAGACAATGACAGATGAAGAAAAAGCATTTTGGTCAATTATATTAGAAAAAAAAGATCCCGAATATTATGAAACATACGATGAGGAAGATGAAGATAGCGATTCTTGATGGTTGTAATAAATGTGAAAATTATCTAAATAAATTAGAAGAAGCAAATATAGTCTATGAAGAAATAGATTGTAATGATGATACTAATTGCAAAAAATGCGATGAATTAGAATCTATATCTTCTTGCGATATGTACCCTATGACAATTATTGATAACAATACTATATTTTGTTTATCAAATGATTTTGAAAAATTGGGAAAATTACATAATGTAAACAACAAATATAACGTAGTATATTGTCACTCGATAGATAATATGTTATCGATTGTAAAAAAATTCTTAAATTTATAAAAAAAGTTATGAAAAAATTAAAAGCAGAAGAAATACAAGAAAAGCTTGATACTTTTTATGGTCTTATAAAAAAGTATATAGCAGAAGATAGATCAAGCAAATTAATATCATTCTATAAATCTATAGAAGAAACTTTAGCTACTTCTCCTGCAAGTACAAAAGCTTCGCATCACAATTGTTTTCCTGGAGGATACTTAGATCATGTATTACGCGTTACAGAATGCGCTTTGGTGTTGAATAGAGTGTGGGATAAATTTGGACAAATTCAGAATTTTACAACTGAAGAACTCGTATTTTCATGCATTAATCACGACTTGGGAAAACTTGGCACAAACAAAGAACCATTCTATATTCCTAACGATTCAGATTGGCATATAAAAAATCAAGGAGCTTATTACAAAATTAATAATAAAATGACTCACATGAGAATAGCAGATAGAAGTCTATTTTATTTACAAGAAGCTGGTATCCCAATCTCAGAAAATGAGTTTTTATCAATAAAATTGCATGATGGTCTATATGAAGATGGAAATAAACCTTATTACATTACATTTTCTGAAGACACGGCAATTAGATCTAATTTACCATATATAATACATCAAGCTGATTTAGCTGCATCAAGAATAGAAACCCAAATAAATAAATAATATGTTTACAATTTTCATGATCGTCTTATGGCCAGTTACAATCTTAACATGGATAATATATAATCTATACAATAAAAATATAAAACTAGAAAAAGCCGTTATTAATCAACAAAAATTCATATCTGAAATACTTTCCACATTCAGAGACTTAACAAAAGCCGTCGAACAGATAGATTCAAAAATTTGGGTTCAATCAGATCCGGAATTGGTTTCGTTATTTGATTCCGTGAAAGAAATACAATCAAAAATAAAAGACTTCATAGAAAATGAATAACGAACCAGAAGAGTTTATAGGTTTAACAAAAGTTGGAAAACCAAGAAAAAGAAAACCTAAAACAAAAAATGTATACTTTACTCAGGAAACTGAAGATGCAATTCTTGAATATAGAAACGCTCCAACGTACGACGAGAAGAATCGTTTGTATAATGAAAAAATACACTACGCTTTTTATAAATTAGCAGAAAACATTATACACACTTTTAAATTTTACTACACAGACGTAGATAATATAGAAGATCTTAAGTACGAAATAATTTCTTTTTTATTGCAGAAAATAGATCTATACGATCAATCTAAAGGAAAAGCATACTCGTATTTTGGCACAATAGTAAAGCGTTATTTGATATTATATAATCAAAAAAATTATAAAAATATAACTGCTAAAACTGATTTTCAAGAGATACATAACGAAGAAAATACTATAGACAATCTAATTGAAATGCCTGTATCTTCAGATATTGATAGATTGGATATTATGGATGTATTCATAGGAAAGGTAGAAAATAGTCTATTCGATATCTTTCAAAAACCAGAAGAAATAAAAGCGGCTGATGCAATATTAGAAATATTTAGAAAAAGAGAAAAAATAGATATATTCAACAAAAAAGCTATATTCATATATGTAAAAGAAATAGCTGACGTCAATTCACTTACTATAACAAAAGTTATAAAACAACTAAAAGATATATATAAATCTGTGCTAAATCAGTATATCGAAAATGTTGACTAGGTGATATTTATATAAAAAGTCATGGATTTAGATAAAGAAATATTTGATGGTAAAAAGCTATCTGATCTAGTCAAAGAAGTTTACGAAAAACATAAATCTCAAGATGAGTCTATTTCACGAGAAATAATGAGATTATCAGAATTAGTCGCATCTCCTGGTGATGCTATAATCATTGTGCCCTTATTAAAGGGATTTTTTGATTCTAGTTTGAAGAATGATGAAGTCTTAATGAAGATACTATCTCTTTTTCAAAAAGCAGCAGAAAAAACTAACACTACTAGTGCCGACTCATCGATATTATCAGAGAATGATATCGCACAACTATTCAAAGAAGTTACATCTATACCAGTTTCTAATACTAAAAAAATAGAAAACTAAATGTTTGATCCGTTTCAATCCATATCAGGTACGGCAAAACAACTTTTAGTTGCTAGAGTAAAAAAAGTTGTGTTAGGGGCAAAAATCACTGATTCTCAACCAGATCCAGATTATAAATCAGAAAAGGATTTGGGAGCAATAACTTATGAACTTTTATATTCAGGAAAAGATAATATTTCAGGTGGAACTAAAAGTATGAAATTAGCCTATCCAATTTATGGATTTTTACGACAATATCCATTAGTTGGAGAAATAGTTTTATTAGTGAGTGGTCCTTCAGCTGACTTAAATGATTCTTCTCAAAACCAAGATTTATACTATTTTCCACCTTTCTCACTGTTTAATTCAATTCATGCTAATGCATTTCCTAACATGAAAGAATATTCTGATTATGTAAGGAGACAATTAGTGGGTTCTAAAAATACGGTTTACGATTTTTCTTCATTTTCTTTACCAATGGGTGCAACATTTGTTGAACAATCAGATGTAAAAAGCTTAAGACCATTTGAAGGAGATACTATACTTCAAGGTAGATGGGGACAATCAATTAGATTTGGATCAACTGTACCAGGATTAAAATCAATTAGCCCATGGTCTGTTGGGAAAACAGGAGATAATTCACAATCAGGAAATCCTATTACAATTATAAGTAATTCTCAAAAGAAGTATATTACTCAAACTGAAAAACAATCGCCAACAACGGTTGAAGATATTAATAGAGACGGATCATCTATATATCTAACTTCTACCCAAAATATAATGATAGACGATATTAATACGTTCGAAGTAAGATCATGGAATCTAAATATATCCGTTGATCCTCAAATTCATACGGTAGTAGTACCAGAACAAATTCCTATATCAAATGATTCTATATCTGCAAGAGAACAAGATTCAAAATCATTAAAATAATATATGCTTACACCAGAATTTCCATATAAAAAAAATCAAATAATTCTATCTTCTGATAGGATAATTCTGCATTCTAAACTAGATGCCGTTTTTGTATTTGGAAAACAAATGGTAGCTTTGGCATCAAATGGAACAGTTAATATAGACGCTAAAGAAAAAATATTATTAGATTCTGATAAGGTTGAATTAGGTCACGACGCAGAACTTCGAGGAGAACCTGTAGTATTAGGAAATAAATTAGCAAGTATGTTATTAGAAATTACCTCTACTTTAAATTGGGTAGGCAACCAATTATCTGCAGTTTCAAAAACTGGTGATGCTCAATCTTGGATAATATTACAAGAGTGCGGATTGGATTTAAAAATGTTAGGAGAAAAAATAGTTGGTCAATTATTAGACACTCAAGGTCCAAATCATATACTATCTAAAAATACTTTTTCTAGATAATGCCAAATACTATAAAAAATATTGCTCAAACGCCTAAAGGTATAACAAAACAACAACAAGCAGCAAATCAAGCCGCTGTTAATGTGTTATTTGGACCGTTCGCATCAGATAAACAAAAAAAATTAATCGCTAGAAAACTAAGCGAACAACAAGCTGGTACTACTGCTGTAGGATTAAATAGATTTACGACTGCATTTATTAAACAAGTTAAGTTTATAGATAAAAAGACTGACGAAATAGTAAATGGAAAACCTACTGATCCAAATTCAAAACATATAAACCCTCTTAATTACGGATTAATTCCTCTTGTAGAGCTGATAGCATCCATCGATCTTTGTAATATATTAAATTATTTAATAGATCAAATACCAGGAGGTAAAAAATTTAATCCGAATGAAACTACTCAAAGATCTACTGCTTTAGGTAGAATAAAATACGATTTGCAATACGCAGCGTATAGAGTACAAGGTTATATAGATGGGTATTACAATTCATCAGACAATGTATTAAATCCAAAAAATCCAGAAAATGTATCAAAATTACAACAATTACTAATAAACATTGTAACTGATTTCAAAAAACTCTCTGATGCAGCAGATAGTGCGTTTAATAACCCAGACTTAAATAATGCGTTTCCACAGTTAGCGAATTCAACAAACTACATTACTATAGCAACTCAATTTTTTGATAAGTATACAGATGTTAGAAATATCCCTAGCACTGACTATCAAAAAATATTGAGATATATTGATAGAACAAAAACTGTTTGTATACTAATACAGGGTTTAGATAAACCAAGAGACTTATTAAATTTCGCAGATTATTTTTTAGGTGGTAAAGTAGCAAAAGAAATACAAAAACTATCTAAAATAATAGATCCAAAAAAAATAGAGAGCGTTATTAAAGATATACAATCTGGGGTTGATAAAGCAAATAGAGTTGTGAAAGCCATACTATCTTTTGTGAATATAACTCGAACTATAGTTAGTATAGCTAATGTTTTAATTAAAATTTTTAATATAGTTGTTGCTTTTTTAGAAGGTTTACCAATACCGTCAATGTTCGGAAATATAGGTATTCACGTAAAAATAACTAATGTATCTCAAAAATTAAAAACAATTATAAAACAATTTTCAGATAGGCTTAGTGAAATAAATAGAATACTTGGAGCAATATATTATTTTTGTTCAAAGAGATCTTTACAGTTTGGACAATTGCTAAATTCTTTACAAATTATAATAATAAATTTACAAAATTGTAACCTTCCAGAAACTCAAAAAGATCCTGAAAATAATATCATATCTAATCTAAATCAAGCAATAAATCAAACCGAAATAATTAAAGCTAATTTAGATACTTACGTTAGTACATACGATAATAATAGCAAAAAAAGAAAGAAAAGAATTGGAGAATATACTATTGAAATTTTAAATGAAGAAATAACAGATGAAGGAATAAGTATTAGAAGAAGATATGGCGTTGCTTTAGATACGAATAAAGTAGTTGTTGCAAAATCAACTCCAACTTTTGCTACAAACGATGCTGTAATAATAGAAGAAGTTAAATTGCTTTTACCAAAAAAAGTAGGATCAAATGTTAATATGAGTAATATAGTAAGCTTAATTCCTCAAGAAGATCTCGATATACTAGACGAAGCTAACAATTATTTAGAAACAGACGAACCAGAAGACTCTTCTTTTGATATTGAAGATCAACCAGATACAGAAGATACAGACTCAGAAGATGATGATCCACCAGACGGACTCGGTTTGCAAAGTTTTATAAATAAATTAAAAGGCGGTAAAAGATTACGTAGAAGAATGCGTAGAGAAATGGCGAAATCTAAGAGAAAACTTGCTGATGACATGCAAAGAGCTAATCCAAATGCTCCAAAATCAAAAAAAGCTGAATTAAATGCATTAAAAGCCGAATTAGATGTAATAATTGATAATATAAAAGCTAAGAAAAATCAATTGAAAGCATCAGTTATTGCGTTAGCCGCTTCATTTGGAACTAATGCAGTATTAATCGCAGCTATAGTTTTATTAAAAAAGAAAATTAAAGAATTGGAAAAAGAGAGATCTGATAAAATTACGCAAATAAAAAAATTAGATCCTACTTTTACACCACCAAATTCAATAGAAAAACCTAGACCAAAAACTCCATAAAATAAATTAATCTACATAAATATTTATAAAATATGGCAAAAATAGACTTATTAAGACAGATAATACGTGAAGAAGTCACAAAAGCTCTTAGACAGGAATTACCTAAAATATTGTCTGAAGGAGTGAAAAAAGAAACCGGCGTTAAAAATGTTATTCGTGAAATGAAAAAATCAGAATTTCCTATTACGCTCAATACTGTTGACACATATACAAAAACACCTAGTCAACAATATACTAATTCACCATTCATGAATTCTCTATTAGCAGAAACTGCGAAAACAATGATGAATGATGATTACGATAATTTTAATATGACCACAGAAAACGTAAACCCTGTGTCTTTCTTTCAGCCAAAAGAAGCAGCAGTCGGAGATATTGGAGGAATGTTGACATCAGCAAGACCGAGTTCAGAAATTTCTATGGTTCAAATAAATGAAGTCCCAGATTATTCACATCTAATGAAAAAAATGCTTGACAAAGGCGTAATGTAATATGGCATATTCATTAACAAAAATAGCAATAGTTGATACTAGACCTTCTACTGGAGTAGGAGTAAAAATTCCTTTTTCTAATAAAAGTGTTTTTACGACTGTATATTCCACAAAAGAGCAAACTAAGTATAACATAATTAATTATTTATTGACTGATCCTAAAGAGAGAGTGTTTAATCCTACTTTTGGAGCCGGAATTAGATCAAATCTATTTGAACATATTACATATAAAAGTCTTGAAGAGATTAAAGTGTCAATATCTAATAAATTAGAAAAAAATTTTCCAAACGTAAGAGTTGAAAATGCAAACGTGATGTCGGATCCAGACACTAATACAATTAATATATCTTTTTCGTACATGATTTTAAACACACGAGAAACAGATGAAGTTAATATTACAGTACAACAATAAAAGTAATAAAAAAAATGATTGAGAATAAAGACATAAAATACTTAAATAAAGACTTTTCTACGTTTAAATCTGATTTAATAGAATACGCTAAATCATATTTTCCGACATCTTATAATGATTTTAATAATGCTTCTCCTGGTACCATGTTCATAGAAATGGCTGCGTATGTTGGAGATATCTTATCATTTTATTTAGATAATCAAATACAAGAAAGTTTTTTACAATATGCTAAACAACCAAATAATTTATATACTTTAGCATACATGTTAGGTTATAGACCGAAAGTAACATCTGCCGCTATTGTAGATCTAGATGTCTATCAAACCGTACTAGCTAAACAAGTAGGATCAGAGTGGATTCCCGATTTCGATTATGCTTTAACAATCGCCCCAGGTTTACAAGTATCTTCAAATAATAACGCGGGAGTTTCTTTTTACGCGCCGGATAAAATAGATTTCACCATGTCTTCTTCATTAGATCCAACAGAAGTATCGGTATACTCTCTAACTTCAGGTAGACCAGATACTTTTCTATTGAAAAAAACAACTAAAGCTATATCTGGAGAAGTAAAAACTGCAACCTTCGATTTTGGAAATTCAGATAGATTTCCTTCCGTCACTTTGCAAGATTCAGATATTATTAATATTATAAGTGTAACAGATAGTGATGGAAATAAATGGTATGAAGTTCCATATTTAGCTCAAGATTACATATTAAATGCAGCAGAAAATACAGCGGCTAATTATCCTGATCTCTATCAATTTAATAATGAAGTTCCATATATGATAGAAAAGCTTTCTGTACCAAGAAGATTCACCTCTAGGTTTTTATCCAATGGTACGTTAATGCTAGAATTTGGATCAGGTATAGACTCAAGTAAATCTGATAATCAAATATTGCCTGTTCCAATGAGCGCTAGTTTAGGATTAACTAATGGACTTACTTGGTTAAATACGGCATTTGATCCTACTAATTTTGTCGTAACACAAACTTATGGTTTAGTTCCAAAAAATACAACTCTAACTGTTAATTATTTAGTGGGTGGAGGATCATCAGCGAATGTATTATCTAATCAATTAAATAGAGTATCAAAAATATCAGCAACTTCTCTAGGATCTCCTTCAAGAATCAATACAGTTATAGTAGATAATCCAAATCCAGCTTCTGGTGGCGGAGATGGGGAAACAAACGAAGAATTAAGATATAATATATTATCTCAGTATCCTAGCCAAATGAGAGCTGTTACACAACAAGATTATATGGCAACTGTTTTAGCAATTCCCGCTAAATTTGGAAAAATATCAAAAGTTTTTGTAACTAAAGATGATTCTACTTTTAAAAATTATGTCAATACAGATAATTTTGAAAAAGATCAAATGTTAATAAGTTTGTATGTACTAAGTTATAATTCACTTGGAAATCTAAGTACTCCATCAAATGCTCTATTAACTAACTTAAAAACATATCTTAACGAATATAAGTTATTAACAGATTCTATAAACATAAAAAATGCATATATTATAAACATAGGATGTAATTTTGAAGTTGTAATTAGACCAAGCTATTCAGGCCAAGATGTAATCGCCCGATGCATAAACTCTGTTAAAAGCTATTTCACAATTTCAAATTGGCAAATTAATCAACCAATAATTCTTTCAAATATATATTCAATATTAGATCAGGTAGAAGGCGTACAAACCGTTTCTAAAGTTGATATTATAAATAAAGTTGGAGAAAGTAATGGGTATTCTAAGTATGCGTACGATATAGCTGGAGCTACATTAAAAGGAGTTATATATCCATCGTTAGATCCATCGATATTTGAAGTAAAATATCCCAATACAGATATACAAGGCAGAGTTGTTGCTTATTAAAATAATTATTATAAAATCAAAAGATGGCCATATATAAAATATTCCCTGCGGCAGATGCATCTATATACTCTAAATATCCATCAAAAAATACTGGATTAGATGAGATATTAGAAGTTTCTACATTTAATAATGGAACGACTGACGATATTAGAAGATCTCTTGTAATTTTTTCAGATTCAGACATTACTAAAATAAAAAACCTAAAATCAGGATCTTGGGATGCTAACCTAAAATTATATCTGTCTTACGCAGAGAATTTATCAATTCCATATAAAATAGAAGTTGGTCAAGTAAGTGATTTTTGGACAATGGGTACAGGTAAATTTAATGATACTTATGAAACTAGAAACGGTGTATGTTGGTATAGCACTGCTTCTTATTTAATTCCTTCAAATAGTTGGACAAATCCGTCTTTTTACATTACATCTGGAGGAGGTTCATGGACAACTCTATGTTCTCAATCTTTCGGATATAAAGATCAAAAAGATATAAATGCCACAATCACGCCAATAGTTAATAATTGGTTTAATGGATCAAATAATTATGGAGTTATTTTAAAATTATCCACACCAATAGAAAATAGTCCTACTAGTTCAATTAAATTAAACTATTATAGTGTAGATACACCAACAATATATCCTCCATGTTTAGAAATAAAATGGGACGATAGTTCTTATATAACAGGATCTTTATTAGAAGTATCAACTAACCAATCTATAATTCACGTATCGAATAATCCAAGTAATTTCAAATCAACCGTAGATAAATTTACATTTAGAGTCTCAGTTAGAGATCAATATCCTACTAGAGTGTTCACAACAGCATCTCTTTATACTACAAACAAAAGACTGTCTAGTGGATCTTATTGGGCAATAAAAGATGTAAAAACTGAAGATATATTAATAGATTTTGATGATAACTACACAAAAATAAGTTGTGATAATTCTGGAAATTATTTCAATGTATATATGTCCGGATTAGAACCTGAAAGATATTATAAAATTATGATAAAAACAATATTAAGTTCTGGAGAAACTATTGTTATCGATAATAATGATATTTTTAAAATTACTAGATAATGGAAAAAATAAATTTATTAAAAGAAGCTAGAGGAATAAATACATATAAAAACGTTATAGACGTTGATTTTTCTGAATTTATAACTCAAACAAAACCTACTCCTGTTGCTGAACTCGATATATTTGATTTTTTTAGATTATATAATCAATTATTTTATACCATACCGTTAACAGGAGATAATTCTCATACTACACTAATTGAAAATAGTAGTCAATATGTGGGAAGCAATGCAATTGATATAGAAAAACAAGCATTGATAGAAGAAATAAATACATTAAAGCAACAAATAGTGGATTTAACAGAAACATATTTAACAGTAGGTTCTTTAACAAGATAAACACATAAGTCGTTAAATGGAAATAGTAAACATAAATTATACTGGTGCAGGTAAAAAAGTATCCAACTACTCTCAAAAAGATTCCTATCTAATAAATCTAGATTATGTAAATTCAGCTTTTGGAGATGCTAATGATTATATTGAGACTTTTGTGTATGATCAAAATGGACTATTGCTAGATTCTAATTATAAATTTACTGATTATAAATTAGGAGATGTAGCTTCAATTGGTACAAATAAATATTCATCAATAATATTAGATCCTTCAAAAGATGTAAAATATCTTGGTTTTGATCGAGGTAAAGTTAATATCCAGTACAATTTTTTAAAAAATCTATTTAATTCTAAACAAGGCGTTTTTTATTGGATAAAAGAAATTTCTCCAAGTCGTAGAGAGTTAAAGCTATCTTCACAGGATATATCTGGAGACTCTATGAATCAAGGATTGCAATCTTTTCAATCTTATATACTAAGCAAAAATTATTATTCTGATTTTTATCTTAATTTTGGTACTAATAATTTAGTATTAGCTGTAAATGCAGCATATATAGAAGACGATAATGATAATCCACATATATTAATAAAATTATATGAGCCTTTACCATTTGATTATGATATTAAATCTACTCTTTGGATAGTTGATAAAGTAGCTGAATCCGTTAGTTACGATGTTGACATACAAATAGAAACTGAAGTTGTTGATATACAAAATACATTACGCGGTCCAAATTATAATGTACAAATTATAGAAAAAATAGGGCAAACTACACCTTACTATACATACAATAGTTTATTTTCTGCTGATACTTCTTCATCAATTCAACAATTAATATCATATTATGATGATAAAGGGATATCAATAAATGTAGATTTTGCAAATTTTGATAATTTTGTTCATTTTTCTAGCGCAACTGAAAGACTTAAAAATTTCCAATATAAAGTTGGATTGATTGAATCATACAATAATCAAATAAATGATCAAAGACAGATAACTGGAAATAGCCAAGTTGTTTCTGCGTCTGTACAAGTTTTACAAAATAATATAGATAAGATAATAGAAAAATTTGACATATACGATTATTATCTATATTATGAATCTGAATCTTTTGCTTGGCCAAAATCAACATCGACAAAACCATATTCGCTGTACTCAATAACATCTTCTCAAGCAGTTAATTGGTTAGGAAATGAAGATCTCATCCCATCTGGAATTACTACTGCATCATTATTATATTCGGCTTCTGCGTATGATGGAAATAATATAAATAATTTAGTAAATGTTGTTCCAAACTATTTAATAGATGATCCCAATAATGCTCCCTATATCACATTCATCAATATGATAGGTCAGCATTTTGACAATATTTGGGTTTATTATAAAGATTTATCTAATAGATATAATGCTACGAATAATCCAAAAACTGGCATATCATTAGATTTGGTTGGGGAAGCTATAAAAGGATTCGGAATTGAATTATATACAAACACAAATCTATCAGATGACGTATATTACACGTTATTTGGTGTAGGACAATCTGGTACATTATTGCCTCCAACTGGATCTGAAGTTATAGAAACTTATGTGACTTCTAGTTATAATACTCTACCATACAATCAGGTACAGAAAGAAATTTATAAAAGGATATATCATAATCTTCCCTACTTGTTGAAAACAAGAGGCACAGAGAGAGGCGTAAAAGCACTAATAGCATGTTATGGAATACCAGATAATATATTGTCGGTTAATCAATTTGGAGGATATGATAGATTGGATAAAATTGGTTTGGTTGACTTAAATAACGATAAAATAAGAATAATAAGTCAAAGTAATGAACTTTCCGAATCAGTACTATCTCCGTATTCCACATTGCAACATTACGATAATGATAATAGATTAAATAGTAATGTTATAGAAATAGGTTTCTCTCCTGCAGATGAATTAAATCGACAAATATCTTCATCTTTAGGATTTTTTAGTATTGATAATCTCATAGGAAATCCATCGGATCAATATTCTTCAACATATTCTGCATTAGACAGTCAAAGAAATACTTATTTTTCATCTTATACAGGAAAACATAACATTTGGGAATATATAAGATTAATCAAGTATTATAATAATTCACTATTTAAGATAGTTAAAGATTTTGTTCCCGCAAGATCAACAGTATCATCAGGAATAATAATTAAACCTCACATATTAGAAAGATCTAAATACGCTAGACACGAACCTTCCGCTTCTATGATGGAACTAACTCAGTCTATCGATATGGTTGAAATATCTGGAGATCATGCGAATTCATATACTATTTCAAGTACTGTTCAAAAAAATATACCTTCTAAAATAGGATACGCCCAATATACCAGTTCTGTAGGATACGAAAAATATACAGGAGAATTTCAAGGCACAGATTTCTCAGGAAGAGATTCATACACATTTAATCAAAAAGACTCATCTAATAATGCTTCAATTCTCAACTCAATCACAATAACTGGTGTTACTCAAAGTTACTATTTTGGAGATACTGTTTATTTTTCACAAAATCCAGAACACAGAAATAGTCCAATATCTATACAAAGATCAGCCACATTTAATAATGTAAGTACACCAGTAAGATCAAAAAGATTTTTAGATGTAGATTATTCTACTGATATGAGAGTGCCGGTGAATATGGACATAATTACTAAAACGATATCAAGATCTTTAGTTGATAATTATGATACATATACAGACATAAATACACCGTATGCGTACATACAAGATTATAACTATTATATACAAAGAAGTACTATTCCTAGATACTATGGATCAAAATTAGAAGGCTTAAAAATAAATTATTATAGTACAGCATCTGATTCTTGGCAAGGCGATACCTCTTATGGAAGTTATCCCGTATTAGAAAGAAGATCAGGTAAAATAGCGTTATTTACTCAAATCCAAACAAGTTCTTTTTTTCCTGGATTAGTAAACGCTACCCTTGGATATTTAGTTGATGCTGCTGCAGGATTGCATGAATTAAATTTAGAAAATAATAATTGGTTTGAAGTACAAAACATTTTCAAATCAGGAAAGAATTTAACAATAAAACAATTCGATAATAAAAAATACAGCAATCAAAAAACAACAGATGGCCAAAAATTTATTTTTGAAAGTGGATATACTTACAATGCTATGTTGTATTTTAACGAAGAGGTTGATACAAAAGTATATTTTACTTATTTAGGTGAAGCTGATGCATATCTAGAAGCTCATAACGATTATGATCCAAATAATATGGTTACTGGATCTACAACCTTAGATTATCCAATAATTTCTACAAACATCGCAAGATCAGCATCTGTTTATAATATATTCGATAATGTTACTAGCGATGCTGGAAATAATTTTACTATAGGTAGCTCTGATGCTAAAACATTCCCAACTTATTCAATTGCATATGCAGGTAATTATCAAATCAATGCTAATTTTTTACTTAATATAACAGCATCAGCAATCACAGATTCAGGATCTTTTACATTAAACATAATTAAAAATGGAGAAGTTGTTGCATCACAAAATAAATTATTTGGAGGAAATAGTATTATAGACAATAATTGGTACGTATCATTTGGAGGAATAATTGGTGGCGCATAATAAAACAATAAGAATATGAATTACGAAGTAGTAAATATATCGACAGACGTAAAAACGTATATAGCAAATGGAGTTTTAACGCATAATAAATTCACTAGTTGTGCGAGTTCGGTAACAAAGGATCTTCAATGGGGAATAACAATATCTTTTGGTGATGATTATGTACCCGCATATCCATTAACCCTAGAAGTAGGTACATCGTACACTACGTTCGATGATATATTGGGATGTAAAAGATTCGAACACGCTGATGGAACAGCATATAAATCATTTACAATAACGAATACAGGTCAAACGTATCCATATACGTATAATGTTAATTTTAAAAGATACGGAGGAAGTGTTAACGGAGCCATAGCGTATTCTGCCTCAGTTTCAGGTCAAGATGCTAATGGCAAACCAGCTTCTGGATCTTCAAATACGAATATATCGTATAAAAGTGAAAGATGGCCACCATCTGGAATCGAATGTTTAACACCTAATACTCAATTAGAAAAATACGATGGATCAATCGTATTATTGAAAGACGTAGAAGTAGGAACTGAATTAATGAGTATTGATTTAAAATCGATGCAAAAAATTAAAGCTGTAGTAACTGGTAAGACTATTCACTCAGTTGAAAATATTTATTCTATAAACAAAGGTTTATTGTCGTGTTCTGAGAGTCATTTACATATTGTTAAAAGAAATGATAAGTGGAGAAAAATCAGATCAAACAAATTAAAAATTGGAGATTTGTTACTCGATAGAAATTTTAATGAAATTCAAATAAATTCAATAGATTATATTTAATATTCCATAATGCCATCAATATCAGGATCACTATCGTTTAATGTATCAAGCTACTTACCGTCTCTTGTATCTGGAGATGTGTTGAGTTTTCAACTAGTTAGCGAATATCAACCATATAGTAATGATTGGACTGGATCTGTTAGCTATGGACAATTAACGATAGATTTAGAACCTCAAGTAATCGGTGGATATCCTTACGCAACTTCTAGCATAAATTATGGAGATTTTATATCAGGAACAATATCACCAAATGTTCTCGTATTTAATTCGAATATATCTAGTTTTTATCAAAATTATACTCAAATTCCCGTATTCACTTCTGGATCTGGAGAAAATGAAGTAACTATACAGAATAGTTTATATAATCAATACGGCAATATTAGTGAACCATTTTACTTGTCTTTTGGAGATAAAATATACATGAGATCCTCTGATGGAAGAGTTCAGATTCTAACGATTCTTAATTCAGAACTTATAAATAATCAGTTGCATGTATACGTAGAACCAGCATTAATAAACACTTTCCTTCTAACACCAGAAAATATATCAGTTTTTCTAATCGCGAAAAAAGTAAAAGACGAACAGAATATAATTTTACAGTTTAAAAAAGCAGTGGGACAAACTTCATACGGATTCGTTATTTCTGATGATGTCGATCCAAAATTGATAGCAAATATATCAACTATACAAACAAATGTTCAAACTCAATTATTATCAACGCAAAATGATAATTCTAGACCATCAAACACTTTAGATTTAGGAAATTTCTAAATTTCTAAAATTAAAATATTTATAAAAAACAAACATAGAATATGTCTTATTTAAGTAGTACATCGGTAGTAGTAGATGCCATTCTAACAAAAAAAGGTAGAGAACTCTTATCAAGAAATGACGGATCTTTTAGAATAACTCAATTTTCATTAGCAGACGATGAGATTGATTACGCATTGTACAATCCAAACCATCCTTCTGGATCTGCTTTTTATGGAGAAGCAATTGAAAATATGCCTGTACTCCAAGCGTATCCAAATGATCAAGAGATTATGAAATATAAATTGATAACATTGCCAAGAGGTACTGCAAAAATGCCTTTTTTAAATGTTGGATTTTCAAATATTTCATTACAACAAGGATCTTCTATAGCAATTACTCCTCAAACTCTCAATTATTTAGGAGCAAATTCAACATATGAACAATCAGGATATGTAGCTACTATAGGAGACGTTAGAACGATGTCTACTTTTACTGGAGTTGGTATTAATACACCTGAAGCGACTCAGTTAAATACAACTTCTACGGTAGGAACTAATGTAAGTAAAACAGTAATTGGAACAACAATAAATTTAACCGCAACAACTGTTAATACTCTATTTGGAAACAATACAACCTTAACTACAACATTAACAATCACAGGTAGAGATTCAGGAGCAAGAATATCTATCCCAGTAACCATATCATATTTAAACAGATAATATAATGTCATTTACAAGATTCGATCAAACAGATATCGTAATTTCTTCAGATACAGTAACAGCTCCCGCATGGAGTTCAAATAGACCAGAGTTAACCGCTTTATATAAAGTTGCCACTCCAGACGACGTTAGTAAATTTTATGTAGACGCGTATAATGATACTGTTGGTTCCACCAACTCTGCTATACAATTTAGTATTGCATATGGTCATGTAAATGGCACGGGATCAGCTCCAATAAACACTCTTGTTAAATCTAATACCTATTCAAGAATAAACTACGGTCAATATAGAAATATTGTGTACGGTGATAATGAAACTCGTTTTAATTTCGACCAAGGTAATACATCGTCTTTAGATGTATTCGCTATTCAAATAGATAGAAATAGATATAAAGAATCTCTAATGCCGGGTACGTTTAATATAAAATTAACGTCTGGATCACAAACACTCTATCTAACCGATGATTCATTAGATAACACGACAGCAACATATCTTGATTGTGGAAGAGCTTATAATATAATTTCTGGCTCTAATGGAACCGCAGGAGGAGTATCTCAATTAACAGGAGCAGCAAGACAAGGTTTTACCGCATCAGGATCTTATGGATTATTTTTACCAGATGTTGGTCTAATAGTAATAAATCCTATGGCTTTACGTCAAACAGTTGCTAACGGAGGATTAAATGCAGGTTTTTATTCTGGAATTGGAGATTCAGCGGTCAATAATGCTAATAATTTGCAAATGTATGATATTATCAATACTGGTGCAAGCTTTAAATTAAACTCGCAAGAAACAATATCATCAGACTACGTATTTGTTAGAATAAAAAACAGTGATTATAATTATAGTACGAATCCATCTTTTATTACAGGATCTGGAGATTTGCTATATCAAACATTTATAAACAACTCACAAACATATGTAACGACTGTGGGAATGTATAATGATAATAATGAATTATTAGCCGTGGCAAAATTATCTAAACCACTTGTAAAAGATTTTACTAAGGAAGCTCTAATTAGAGTTAAATTAGATTGGTAATGAATCCTAAATGTATATTTTTAACGTCAATCAATAAATGCCACTTGTATTTGAACCATATTCCATGAGTTTCTGTGCGGAAACAACAATTTATCAAAATGAATACAGATGTCATGTCAACGAAAATGATTTTAACTATACTCTAAATCCAAGCGCAATAAAATCAAATACGAGTGGATCGTATATAGATGCTTGCACAGGATCTGATTTTAGACCGTACGCAACAACAATTGGATTATATAATGACGCTGATCAATTATTAGTTGTTGCAAAACTTTCTCAACCATATCCCATACCTCCTAACACGGATATAACATTTGTGGTCAGATGGGATTCATAATTAAACTTGATTATGAATAATTGCAAAAAGACCATAAAATTATCAGACATATCAATTACTCCGATAAAATTAAAATACTCCGCGAGCTACGGTAGTAGTAATTTTAATGATTATAACATATTAGCACAGAAAGGAACAAAAGTAAATATGTCTATAACTGGATCGTTAAAAAGGTCTGATCTTAATTTTAAAAGCATAGAAAATTTATACTATAAAAACTACTTAACAGGATCACTATTAAATAGTGCTAGTTTGTGGGACTGGAATCAGCAATCCACTGTTTGTTCAGGATCTTCAAATTATGAAAATAGATTTTTTCCTACTCAAAGTAATTCGGTTATTGGTATAATAGCAATACCTCCTCAAACTTTTGGAGACCAAATTTCAACAAATACATTCATGTTGTCTCCTGAGTACAGTTCTAACTATCGTATTGTGGACGATGGCAATGGTAATCTCATTGATAAAGTTAATAACAATGTTCACGTTGGAAATGTAATATATTCCCATGGAAATATTATTATAACCAATCCAAATTACTCTCAAATATTTTCACAAACTCAATTAGCTATTTTTATAGTTAACAGAGGTAGTTCTATTAGAGTAAATTCCATAGGTTTAAATAGTGGAGGTATATCATACACAGGTGGTACATTTCCAATAAATTCATCTAACTCTACGATAATTTATCCGAATACATATAACATAACTGATATACAAGCGACCTTTTATGTTAGTAGTAATGGATCAAATTGTGTAAGATCTAAACATTTAAAAAGAGACCAATTTGGAAATGTGTTATATACTTATACAGATACTTCGACTATAACAATACCTGGCATATACGGTGGAAGCGCACCAGTTACGTTTGCCACAGAAGTAAATTATTTAGGAGAAATAGATCAATATAGTTATTTAGAACTTTCAATCACACCTGGAACTTGTACATAATTAATGAGTCTATCTAAAAATTCCATATCATCAAGAAATATATCGATATCTCCAGTAAAAGTGAAATATCAGTCTACTTATACGAGTAGTTGGGCAGGATATGTTCAAGGAATAACTTTTCCATCGACAAGCATTAATGTAAATTGGGCTAGAAAAGATAATACGTCTAGAAACGATATCACCGGTTCTCAAAGTAGATTATATGCACTAATCAAGCATTTATACTATGAGCAATATCTTTCTGGATCTTTGCTTAATATGACAGGCTCTTGGAATTGTAATCAACAATCCACCGCAGCCTCAGGTTCTCACGAGTACGAATATCGATATATACCAACTTCATCAAATGAGCCAATCGTAGTTATGTATATTCCTCCAACGATATACGGAGAACAAATATCAAAAACCACATTTGTTATTAAACCTGTAGTAGGAAACGAATATAATATTATAGACGATGGAAATGGTAATTTAATTGACACTCAAAATTCAAATGTTCATGTAGGAAACATTATATATTCTCAAGGGGTGGTAATTATTACAAATACGTATTACGCAGTCGGACTTATAGTTCCACTTTCTCCTCCAGCTCCATATTACACTCCAACAGCTGAAACTGTACCATACACAGATAGTTATACGCAGACTAGTCCTACATCTGTTTATGTAGAATTCACATTGTAACATGAAAAAAGTATCGAACTATCGTAGTTGATATTTATAATAAAACGTTATGACAAATTGGTTACACGGATCAAATGAATTAGTCACTCTTGATCAATTTCCCGAAGGTTGCATAGGATTCGTTTACAAAATAACGAACCTAGAAAACGATAAGATTTACGTAGGTAAAAAAATACTACACAACACTCTCACTAAGAAACTAACAATCAAAGAGCGAGAAGCTTGGAACAAACCAGGCAAAATTCCAACAAAAAGAAAAGAAGTAAAAGAAAGCGATTGGGCAAAATACTACGGTAGCTGCAAACCGCTCTTAGCAGATCTAAAGTATTTTGGACCTCCAAGTTTTACTCGCGAGATACTCGAATTTTGCTACACAAAAAAACAATTGTCTTATTATGAAGTCAAGTGGCAAATGCTGCTAAACGTACTCGAAAATGATTCTTACAATGAGAATATTCAAGGCAAGTGGTTCAAAAGGGACACCAAGCAACTAATTGAAAGTCAATACGTTATAACTGATTGATAATCAAAGAATTGCCGGACGTATTTAGGACTGTTGGGAGACTTATGGGATATAGAAAAAAGCTATTTATATATTCTATTAGGCATAAAAAAAGGGAGCTACCATGAGCTCCCAATATTAAATGGTGAAATTATATCTGCTTAATTATAACTTTCTGCGTAATCCCGCTACTTGTTGTAGCC